CTTGAGTACGACCAGGACATTTTCGGCCAAATCGGTGTGCCAAATATCAAGGCGTTGATCAGGGGCAAGCGTGTCTTCGACCCTCGCACCGGCACCACCGCATGGTCGCGCAACGCCGCATTGTGCACGCGAGACTACCTGCTCGACACTGTGCATGGCCTGGGCGCTGCCTCCGGCGAAGTGCCAGACGCCGAGGTGATCGCCGCGGCCAACATCTGCGACGAGGAGGTCACGCTCTACTCGACCGGCACCATTGCGGTGACCAACGGTAGCGCCACGGTGACCGGCACCGGCACCGTGTGGCTGAGCCGCGCACGCCCCGGCATGCTGATCCGCCGCAGCGGCGATTCCGTGAGCTACACGATCGCCTCGGTCGCCAGCGACACTAGCCTCACGCTCGCCACCACTTACGCCGGCACCACCGGCAGCGGTCTGGCCTACAGCCTGCGGCAGACCCGCTACACCTGCGACGGTGTGCTGAGCACCGACGCATCGGCCCGCGACAACCTAGCCGACCTCGTGGGCGCCATGGCAGGCTCGGCTGTCTGGGTGCAGGGCCGCTGGTTGGTGCGTGCCGGCGCTGGCCGCTCGCCCGAGTTCACCATGACCGAGGACTTCCTCGCGCAAGGTGACATCGCCATCCAGGCGCGGGCGCCCCGGTCGCAGTTGTTCAACGCGGTGAGCGGCACCTTCATCGACCCGGCCAACGCCTACGCCGAGAGTGCTTTCCCCGCCGTGGAGAATGGCACGTACCAGACGCAAGACGGCGGCCAGCGCATCGTGCGCGATGTGTCCTTCGCGCTCACGAACGACGCCACCGCCTGCCAGCGGCTAGGCAAGATCCTGCTCGAGCGCGCGCGGCAAGCGCTGACCATCCAGGTGTCCACCAACCTGCGCGCCTATGACCTGGTGCCGAGCGACTGGGTTGCGCTCACGCTGAGCCGCTACGGCTGGACGGCCAAGACCTTCGAGGTCATTCAGCGATCCTGGGCTCCCGGCGGCGCCATCACTTACACCCTGCGCGAGACAGCAGCGGCGGTCTACGACTGGGCGCTGGGCGAGCAGACCACGGTCGATCTAGCGCCGAACACCCAGCTGCCAAGTGCTTTCGCGCTGCCGGCGATCTTGTCAGGTCTCACGGTGACCAGCGGCACGTCTGCACTGACGCAGCCATTCGTCGGTCGTGTGCAGGTGACCTGGACGCAGAGCACCGACGCCTTCGTGGTGCAGGGCGGTCGGATCGAGATCGAGTGGAAGCTTGACAACGCGACCACTTACACCGCCGAGCCGTCCGTGATTGGCGCCGGCACGTCGGCCAGTTTCGGGCCGGTGGACCGCAGGCGTGTGCTGGTGGTGCGCGTGCGCGCCGTCAACAGTTTCGACCGGGCTGGGCCGTGGGCTTATGCCACGCATGTGGTGAGCGGCAGCACAGTGATCGGCGGCGGCAACCTGCTGCGCAATAGCAGCTTTGAGGCTCGGTCGGCTGGTTCATCATCACCCCCCGATCAATGGACTGTCGTGAGCGGTGGCACGACCGGTGCGATAACGCATGGCTTTGCGGGTGGCCGCAATGGCGGCACCGCGCAGCGTATCAGTGCGGCCAACCTCGGCACGACGTTGAGCGACTACATCGGCTACAGACAAACTGCGTCCATTGAATCCACCGCAGGGCAGATCATCCGCCTGTCGCTTCATGCTCAGGTCAGCGTCGCCGGGCTGCGATTGCAGGCTTACCTCGAATTCCGCAATGCATCAAACGTGGTCGTGGGCACCGCTGCCACGAACTTTGTGGGGTCTACAGTTGGGATTCCGCGTTACGTTGCAGAGGCCGCCACGATCCCAAACGGCACCGCGACCGTGCAGGCTTGGATTCTGGCGTGGGGACGCCCGACCGCTGGTGCGGTCGACGTGTACTTTGACGAGGTACAGCTAGAAATTGGCGACGTGGTGACCGCTTACGCGCCGCGCGCCGACGAGCTGCTGCCTGGCGTGGTCGGAACGACGGAGTTGGCACCACAGGCTGCGACTTTGGTGCAGTCTGCCGTAATAGATGCAGAGCAAACGGAAACATTCACCTTCGACGGCCCGCACCTTAATACCGTGTTGTTGTCAACGTCATGGACGAACAATACAGGCGAATCGCAATCGGTACAGATGGAAGCGACGGGTCAGATTCGCACGCCAGGCATCGCCGGTACATGGGGCGTATTGCGTGTAGAGGCTGGGATTAGCGGAAACGAAGACACGATCGGCTACTCTATGGCAAGGGGAGAAAATGACAACGGCAATTATACTACTGTGGTTTCAGCGGTGCGCTTGATAACAGTATCCAACGGGCAAACAGCCGTAATACGAATTGAAAGGGATGCGTACACGCCGACGCCTGGTAGCCGCAATATTTACTACCAAGCCCTTAATCTGCGAATTACGGTTATTAAGCGGTGAAAACATATCAGTTTTTCGACGTTGACGGCCGGTTGCATCCAATGCGGTGGTCCGGCCCTGAGGACCAGCTTGCGGCCAACACGCCGCCCGGCCATACCGCAATCGAAGGCGCGTGGGACCACCTCAGCCACCGCGTCGACCTGACCACCGGTCAGGTCGTTGACTGGCAGCCGCCAGCGCCGGCCGACACTGACCTGGCCACGCACGCCTGGGACGCCGATAGGAGGCGCTGGGTCGCATCCCCCACGCCCAAGGCGCTGGCCGTGGCCGAGCGTGAGCGTTTGATTCGCAGCATCGAAAGCCGTGAAGCGCTGGCCCTGCGGCCGCTGCGTGAGGCGGTGCTGGCTGTCGCTGCTGGCCAGCCGGTGCCGCCCGCCGCGCGCATGGCGCTGGAGTCGCTGGACGCCGAGGTTTCGGGCATCCGCGCTGCGCTACCTCCTATACCATCCGATCCACAGACAAGGAGCTGATCATGCTGCCCATCATCCCCCACGACAAAGCCCTGCACGCCATCTACGGAGCTGCAGCGTGGCTCGCGGTAGCGGTCGCTTTCACCGCGGCCGGTTTGCCGCAGCCGGCGTTGGCCGGATTGGTAGCCGCCGCCGTGCTGGGCGTGGCCAAAGAAGGCTGGGACTGGTGGCGCATGCGCTCCAAGGGCGAATCGCGCGGCGTCGAATGGGCTGATGCTGCGGCCACGGCTATCGGCGGCGGCGCCATGACGCTAGCTGCGTGGGTGGCTTGACCGACAGACGCGAGGATGAGATGTCGTTTTCGGACAGCGAAAAGGCAGACTTGGAGGCCTCGGCCAACCACCGCGCGCGGGTGCGCTGGGACCCGAACGTCAGCTTGGGCAGTGTTGTCTCACTATGTGTGATGCTGGGTGCAGGCTACGCTTTCGTGAGTGACCTACAGCGCGCCAACGACAAGCAAGACCTGTACATCGCAGCGCTGCAAGAGCAAGCCGTGCAAGAGCGTGCCGACGCACGTCAGGCCCTACGTGATCTGCAGGCCCAGGTCCGCAGCCTGGAGCTGCTCGTGCGCGAGCTGCAGACCGAACTCAAGAGGCGGCCGTGATCGACTTGAGCGTCGCCATCGCCCTGCTGCTGCTCGGCGCCTTTCTGGGCATCGTGGGCGTGGCGTGTGCTGTCGTGTGGTCGCGGCGCGAAGATTTCGATGATGCCTACCGTGCCGGCTGGATGGACGCCACAGACCGCGCGCCACTGGGCGAGCCGCTTGATCCGCTCGAACCGCCCGCGCCAGGCGCCGACCCCCGCGACCCCTGGAGGCACTGATGTCCGAAGCGCTGCACCCGGTCAAATTGCTCTGGTCCTCCACCCGCGGCGGCGTGGCCCGCTGGTATGACGTGGCGGTCAGCCTGCCTGCCGGCCGCCCGCCACGCATCCCGATCTCACCGGCGATGTCGCTCGAGATGATCGAATGGGTGCCCAGTCAAGGTGTCGCGCACCTGCGCGAGACCACCGCGCCAGGCCGCGAGATGACTCAGCAAGAGATTGAGGCTTGCAAGCGCTATGTGCAGCTTGTGTGCGATCCAACCCATTCCGCACCTGAGGCGCGACTGCCGTGAGAGTCATCGACGAGGCCAGGCCGATACTGGCCGACCTGCTGAGGCGTGAGGAGGGTCTGCGGCTCAAGCCGTACCTGTGCAGCGCCGGAGTCCCGACGATCGGCGTCGGCGCGACGACGTATCCTGATGGCCGGAAAGTCCGCATGGACGATCCCGCCATCACTGAGGAGGAGGCGCTGCGCATGCTGGCCATCGAGTGCGACAGGTACATGATGGACGTGCTCAATCTGTGCACTCGCTACCCGAGCGCGCATCAGCTCGCTGCAATGTCATCGCTGGCGTACAACATCGGCGCAGGCGCGTTCGCCAAGTCCACTGTCCTGCGCTTGCACAACGCCGGGGATGCGGCCGGCGCCGCTCGGGCGTTTGCCTTGTGGAACAAGGCGCGCGTCGACGGACACCTGACGGCCCTGCGAGGTCTCACGGCACGGCGCGCGCGTGAGGCTGCGCTGTACCTGACGAAAGAGCCTGACGACATTCCAGATGCGCCGGTGCAGGCTGTCGTCGACGAGTCCAGGCTCACGCGGTCCCCGATCGCGCAAGGTGGCGGGGTAGCAGCGGCGGGCGGAACCGCGCTGGGGCTGCTGCAGGTGCAGGAGAGTGTGACTCAGGCGTCGACCGTGGTCGACACCAGCGCCGGCATGCTGGCCAAGGTGCGCGAGGTCACCGGCGTTGACCCCGGCGTGCTGCTGGCCGTGGCCGTGGCCGGGGCCGGGGTCTACGTGATGGTCTGGCGCAAGCGCCAGCGCGACGGAGGGTGGACATGACGCAGACGATCGAGACCACGCATGCCGAGCCCACTGCACGCGACGGGCGCTATGGCAGCCGCAAGTTTTTGCTCGCCCTGCTGCTGGTGATCGGCTCCACGGGGCTGCTGCTTGCCGCTGCGATCGACGCGGCGACCTGGCGCGAAGTGGTGATCTGGGTGACCGGACTTTACATGGCGGGCAACGGCGCGACGGCATGGGCCGGCGCGTTCGTGGGGCGCACAAAATGAACCAGGCTACCCTACCCGCTGGGCGCCTGCGCGCGGCGCTCCTGGTCGCTCTGGTCGGCCTGTGCGTGGGTCTCACCGGCTGCGGCGGCGTGCCGATCGACGCGAGTGAGCTGCAGCAGTTCCGCGAACAACTCCTGTCCGACCTGCGGGCGCTTGAGCTTCCCGAGGTTCGGGTAGACGCCAGCGAACTGCGCAGCCTGCGCGAACAACTGCTGGCCGACCTGAAGCGCATCGACGAACGACTGGCCGAGCTTGAGGCCGAGGCGCGCGAGCGAGTGGGCCGGCCGGTGCAGCCCGAGAACGCGCCGTGATCGGCCTTTCGATGCTCACGGGCGGCCGCGCCGCACTCATCGCGGCCGTGATCGCCGGGGTGGCCGGTGCCGCTGCCGGATGGACTGCGCAAGGATGGCGGGTGGCCGGCCGGATCGAAGCGTTGCGCGCCGAGCACGCGCAGGCCGTCGCCGCATCACAAGCCGCGCACGCGGCACAACTGCGGGCCGCTGCGGAGCAGTCCGCCCGGCTCGCCAAGGAGGCCCAGGATGTCCTCGACCAGCTCCAGGCCGACCGCGCAGCTGTCGCTGCGGATCGCGCTCGCCTTTACGGCCAGCTTGACCGGCTGCGCGACGTCTTCCGGGCCGCTCCTTCCGCCGCCGGTCGCTGCTCCGACGATCCCGCCGCTCGAGCCGCCGCCGAGTCTGCCGACGTGGTGCGTGCCGACGTGTTCGAGCGCGCTGTCAGCCGAGCTGTCGAGCTGGCTGGAGCGGTTGACGAACAGCACGCCTACGCCCGCGCCTGCGCCGCCCGCTACAGGCAAGTGACAGAAGCCCTGCAAGGGCGCCCGTCGCCGTAGAATCCAGCTGCGTTCGGCGTTGGCCAGCAGGGGGTGCCGCCGGCGCCGGTGTCATTCCCGTATCCAACCCTCTGCCGGGCGCAGGCCGGCTGGTCTCCTTGAGTTGGCTTGCGCCCACCTTGGCGGCCTACAATCGGGAATGGTCGCGAAACTCAAGTCGTCGGTGCAGCAGTCGTTCCGGCTCGGCGTGAACAACCGCCTGCCGGATACGCGCCTTCAGACGCCTGAGGGCTACTTCTTGGCGGGAGCGCCCAACGTCGACGTGCTGCTTGGCGGCTCGCTGCGCCGGCGCAGAGGGTTCACGCTGGCCGTGGCGCTTTCGGCGGGGCACAGCTTCTACGCGGACGAGCAGGCGGCCTACGTCTGCGACGGCACCTCGCTGCAGCAGGTGACAGCGACTCCTGCAGGCGTCCTGACCACTGCGCCCGTCACCACCGTGGCGCCAGGGCGCACCGTGTCCTACGCGGCTGCTCCGGAAGGCGGCCACTACTGGACCGACGGTGTGCGCCTCGAGCGGCTCGTGGACGGCGCGTCAGTGCCGTTGCGCCCGCCGCCGCCCGCCCTGGTCCCGACGATCTCCGTCACCCCCTCTGGCGTCATGCCGCCTGGGCGCTACAACGTCCTGGTCACGGCCGTCGATGCGGCGGGGCGGGAGAGCGCGCCGTCTCCGCTGCAGCAGGCCGTCGTACCCGGTCCTGGCACGGGAGGGCTTCAGCTGAGCCTGGGGGCGCCCACAAGCGAAGAACTGGCGGTGTACGTCGGCAGTGAGAGCGAGGAGCCCTACTACGTGGGCAGTTTCTCGAGCGGCACGCTCAGCGTGGCGCGCGCCGGCGAAGGACGCCGGTGCCCCACTTACGGGCTTGCGCAGATGCCCGCCGGCGACCTGGTGGCGACCAGCTACGGGCGTCTGTTCGTCGCGGCCGGTTCGACGCTGTTCTACAGCGAGATGTGGGCGCCAGGGCTGTACAAGGCCGAGATGCACTACATCCCGTTCAAGGCACCGATCACGCTGCTCGAGCCGATCTCATCCCCCACGCCTGACGCGCCCGGCGGGATCTACGTGGCGGCGGATGCGACGTACTGGCTCGCCGGCGACCCCGTGAGCAGCGCGCTGGTGCAGGTGCTTCCGTACGGCGCGGTGCGCGGTTCGGCAGCGCGTCGGCGGGACGTGCAGACTGTGTGCTGGATGTCGACACGCGGGCTGGTCGAGGGTGCAGCGGGCGGAGTTGTGAAACCCTACCAAGAAGCTAGCATCGCGGTTGTCCCCACACAGCGGGCGGCGTCTCTTGTTCGCGAACACCTCGGTATGAAGCAGCTCGTGTCGTCGTTCTACGGAGCGCCGACAGCACCGACGACACAGGTGCGCAGCTACATGGATGTTGAAATGAGCCACGGAGCCTGACATGCACCTGCATGACGCACTGCCCATCCAGTTTGTCTACCAGCTCGAGCATTTCGACCGGCACGGTCTGCTGCTCGAACGCAGCGAGCACAAGAACCTCGTCCCGACCGAGGGACTCAACTACATGCTCAACGCGTCGTTTCGCGGCGGGGCGGCGCCCAGCGCCTGGTACGTCGGGCTGTTCGAGGGGGACTACACCCCCGTCGCCACCGTGACCGCCGCAACGCTGCCGTCTGCTGCGACCGAGACGACGACCTACTCGAGCGCAACGCGCGTCGCGTGGACGATCGTCGACGCCACGGCAGGCTCGCTCACGAACGCCGCGTCCCGAGCGGAGTTCACGTCCACCGCCACCCGTACCCTGTACGGCGGGTTCATCTCGTCGGCGTCGGGCAAAGGGTCCACAGGTGGCGTGCTCGCGTCTGTGGTGCGCTTCGCCTCTCCGCAGGTGTTCACCACAGGCAATGTCCTGCGGATCACTGCCGGCATCATTCTGGCTTCTGTCTGAGGAACTTCCATGGCCATCCAAATTTCGACCGGTCTGCGCAACCACGTTCTCGTCACCGGCTCGCTGCGCTCTGCGCTTGCGGGGGGTTACATCCGCATCTACAGCGGTACGCCGCCGGCAACGGCTGACGCCGCGCTCAGCGGCAACACGTTGCTGGTGCAGATCGGCAACGGCGATTCAAACACCGGGTTGAACCTCGCCACGAGCGCGACGAACGGAGTGGTGCAGAAGGCAGGGGCGGAGACCTGGACCGGCACGAACGCCGCGACGGGCACCGCCACGTTCTTCCGGCACGTGGCTTCCACGGACACCGGCGCGTTGTCGACGACGGAGCCGCGGATCCAGGGCAGCGTCGGCACGATCGGCACCGACATGGAGCTGAACTCGACTGCGCTGACGTCCGGCGCGACGCAAACGCTCGACTTCTACCAGATCACGCTGCCGACGCTGTGATCCCGGCGAGGTAGGGCATGCCGTGCTTTTGGACCGAGCCCGTTGCCTGCACGGTGTGCCCTGGCGGCGCGGGTGACGAGTTTCTTCACATCTACCGCGACGGCGACTCCTTCCCGCTGTTCTGGCCCGCGGACGAACCGCCGTCCGTCACGGGCGACGAGTCCAACGTCAACCCTACGTTCGTAGGGGTGTACGACCAGGTCATTTCCCGCAGCGGCAGCCAGTGGTTCACGGCCCAGCGGCTGTTCTTCCAACGCCGCCTCGTCACGCGAGGCGACTACACGACGGGTCTCCCGTACGTCAGCTCAGTGGCGAACGGCTCGCTCATCATGCCGACGGTCTCGTGGGTTCCCGAGACTCCGAACGACCCTTCGCCCGTGCTCACCTTCGTCGGAAACGACGGCGTTTGGGAGCTTTGGCCGGATGAAAACAACTCGGAGGTGTACTACACCAACGGCGTGTTCACTATCGGCGGGCCTGGTCCGGGGGTACGTACGGTGGTGACGATTGCTCCTGATGACACCTACAGCGAAGTCACCGTGGAGTACGTATGGGTGCCGTGATCCTGACGCTCGATCCGTTGAGCGACTCGCGCCTTCCCGTCGTGCGGGGGCAGCGCGTGGAGCCGGGGACTGGCGCTGCCGCACGGCTCTACCGCGCACGGAAAGATCTCGTGCTTTCGCTCGACGCGCAGAAGCACGAGCGGTTCATCTGGCTCGACGACGCCGACGACGTCCTTACTGACGCCGCAGTGGAGTTCGCAAAGCGCCCGCTTCCGGACACAATCAAGCTGGTGCGTGGGCAAGAGCTTCGTTCCGGGAACCAGCTGTTCCAGCGGGGGAGCTTCTCGTACGCAGACTTCGCGCGCTCGCCGCCGACGCACCTTCACCACGGAATCATCTGCGACACACGCGCTGCGCAGCAGGTCGACTGGCCTGACGGGTGCTACTGGTTCGAAGGGGTGCTGTACGGCGCGCTTGCGCGCCAGGGCGTGCTGCAGATCGACGAAGTCTTCTACGAGTGGACGCCTTCGGCCAACGGTGCCAGCACCTGGGCCGACACGGCGCGGGCGCTGGTGAACACGATGCGCTGGCTGAACGGCCTCCCTGGCGTGCACTTCCCGACTGATTACGCAGGCTTCCGCCAAGGGGCGCGACGTGCCTGACAACAACGTCATCAAGGATCCGGCCATCCGCATTGAGCGGATTCCGATCTATTCGGACCCTGTCCCGGGCCGCACCTTCCAAGAGACAGTGCAGGTCTGTCCCCCCGGTGAGTGGCGGCTGGTCGGGTACGAGGCAGTCGATCTTTTTCGGGCAGCTGGCCAGGTGTTTGCGCTCGGCGCCCCCGTTTTTCGCTGGGTGGTGCCGCTCTGCAGGAATGTGACGCGAACGGTCACGATTGCGCCAATACCCCCGCGTCTGATTGGGTACCGGATTGTCGTGGACGAAGGACCCAATCTCGGATGGAACGCAGGCGCACGTTCTGACACGTTCCTGGCGACGACGGGGCGCTTCGAGTTCAAGGTGCGTGCGAACGCGGTCGGCGTCGTCGTCGGGCTGGACACGGCGATCAACGAGAACTACGACTACCGCACGTGGCCGGTTGCGCTCTACGCGCGAAAAGGCGAGGCGTTCTTCCTGGAGTACGGGGGGATTGTCTCCGGCGCCATAGCGTATACAGACGCGACAGTCTTTCGGATCACCCGAAGCGGCGTACGGTCGGGGTCCAACATCAGCTACTCGGTCGATTCGACGCCTTACGGGGGCCCTGCTTTCGTTCTGCAGGGCCCGTTGATCGCGAAAGCCGCGTTGTACGCGGCCTACGACGAAGTGTTCGACCCGGAGTTCCGCACGTTGACGGGCGGAAACCCGGCAACTTTGCCGCCTGGCCTGGGCGGCGCGTCGTTCGAGCTCGAGCCGTTTCGCGGGTTCTCCGGCGAAACGACGGCAGTCGCCGAGTACGCACGCGCATTCGTCCGGCTGAGGCCACTCACCGCGTCGGCGCGCGTGCTGCCGCGTGCACGGGTCAGGCTGCAGCCGCTCAACGCACGCGCCAGCAACACCACCAGTGCGCGCGCCTACGTGCGGCTGCAGCCGCTCACTGGCACGGCAGGGGTCGACGGTCTTCAGTTCGCGCCTGGGTACGGGGTCGTGTACGGGACGCTGGCTCCGATGCAGGGCTACGCAAGGGGGCTCACGGGCGGTATTGGCGGCGTTGAGAACGCTGTGCTACGCCCGTTTCGCCTGATCGCGTCGGAGGGCCCGTACTCACGCGTCGACGCAACGCTGCAGCCCTTTGCGGGAGCGGCGATGTCGTACGGGGCGGGCGAGCAGCACCTGGCCAGCTACGGAGCTGCGTCCGACGACATCAGCCCGCTGTTGATTCTGGTCGTGCCGATGACCAGCGACGTCGCTGCTTCCGAGGTCTACACCGTTCAGCTGCTGCGCGACGCATCCATGCAGGCGGAGATCGACGCGGACGCCTCCTTCAGCCTCGACTCGTTGTTGTCGGTC